GTGACTGTAATGATTGGTCATTTACTTTTGGTCCGGTTGTACCAGGATTACCAAATAAGTCTTGAGCTCCTTTTACAAAATAACCGGTAGTCTTTTTACCAATTGTATTAATTGGACCTAATATACTTTTTAAATCTAATAGTGCCATATTAGAACTCCTTTATAATATCTAAAATTAATTTATCAACACGGTTAAATTTACCATTAACAGCTTTGTTAACACTTTCATTCATTTTTGATGGATATAAAAATGCGCCATGTGTTGATGGATTACTTACGAAATCAAAAGCAATTAATTCGAAATCTTCTTGTACTTGTAATGTACCATCTGAATTTTCATTCACCGAACCTAAACCTCTTGAACTAATACCTAATTTAATTCCTGACTTAAATAGTTCTTTTAAAATGTTTCCAGATGGCGTAGATAAAATTTCTACTGTACCAATTAAATCATTTCCTTGCCAATGCATTTCTAATACATTGTGAGAAACGTTATTTAAGTTAACTACCGAACTATCCGGATGGTCTAATTCACCTAATGCTCTACGTTCGCCGATGAAGTGTTTTGCGTACTTAGCCGCTTCACGTTCTAACAACTTACGTTCGTATATACGATTATTTTGGTTAGGTGCATTTGCTCTTTGCAATGTACCTTTTACAATTAATCGACCATTGTTAGTAGCAAGCGACTCATTAATTGCTTGAGCCGATACTTCAAATGGTACATAATCTACTAATAATCTTTTATTCATTGTTATCTCTTTTATATAAATATAAGTTATCTAATCTTATATAAGCCAGAATTTATAAATGACTCATGTTGTTGCCATCTTTGTTGTTCTAACTTATAGCGTTTCTTTTGTTCTACTAAAGTTAAGTCCTTATTTTTAGGGTCTTTAGTAAACTGCGACCACGTTCTATTTCTAGGTATACTCATATTATTGTGATAATTCTTTTAACTTATTATTTATCCTAACTAAACGTTCTGATATCTTGCTAAAGTTTTTAGAAGTGTTTTTCCAATAATCACTGCTATTAACTCCCATCTCTGTTTTTAATCTAATATTACGGTGTACAATTTTTTCAATTTCACCTAACATTCTATTAACTTCTGAAATACCTTTATTTACTTTAGTCTTAGGAGATGCACTTGTATCATTTTTATAATCTGAATAACGCATTTCAAATAATTGATTCATCATTTGCTTATATACAGATTCGTCTTTTTTAGTTTTAACTTTTTTGTATCCGGCTTGGTCTAATGTTTCATCATCAGCTGCTCCAAATGCGAATGGAGTTGTATATCCTTCTACGCCGCCGGTAGTTGACATTTCATCAAGTTCTTCTTCTTCAGTCTTTAAAGCAACTGTACCTAATTTTTTATGTAGGTAAGAATCTTCTTTATCTACTTTACCGTCATTATCGATATCTTTATCTTTTAATTTGCTAAAAGATGCTTTCGCTTCTTTATCAGATATCTTATCAAATTCTTCTAATAAGTCTTTTAAGTTTGCCATTAGATTACCTTTTTTATTTCGCCTATCAATTCATAGTAACGTAGTAGAGATAGTACATGTGATTCTTTAATTACTTTTGCCGAACTAATTTTATCCAACATGTTAGTAACTTCATTTAATTTAATAGCAGTTACTTTATTATCAATTTTCTTAGATAATGTTTTTAATTCATTTTTGATTGTTGGTATACGTTTCTCAATGAAAGTTTTTAATGCAGGTGAATCTGTAATACTATTTACATATTCACGTAATAAAGCTTTTTGGTCTGATGTTAAAGCTTTGTATTTTTGATTGAATTTATCAATCATTAACTTAGAAGCTAAAATTCTTATTTCTTTATCTTCTTTTGTAATGTCTTCGTTTACAACTTTTTTATCTGTTGTAGATTTAATATTTGTTACATGCTCTATAATTGTATCCTTGCTTCTAATGATATCAGCTGGATTTTCTGATTCGGCATATTCAAATATTTTATAAATAGACGCTAACTCTGTATAGTTATTTACACGTGCTTTAAAAAACTCTTCTAATTCAAAACGATTTTTAATTTCTCGTATTAACGCATATTTTTCTTTGCGCAATGCATCTTCGTTAATTTTATGGCGCGCTGTTACTACAGCCGAAACAAATTTATCTGCTTTATCAGATTGTGTAAATTTTTCGTCTAATAAAGTTTTGTATAATTTTAATTCAGCAGATAACGACGTTCCTTCCTTAAAGAATTTTTTTATAACAGGCAACGCTTTCGAATTAGTGTTATTCATTATCTCCGAAGCTACTTTTCTCACAAGTAGTTCGAATAGAATGCCTGTATTTTTAACTTTGTTATGCTTCAATGGTTTCATGAAGTTAGCTTCCATTTTTACCTTTTATATTAAATATTAGATATTGTTAATTTCATCTAATTTTGTTTCGTCTAAGAATGTACCTTTATCTAAGTCAACATCTTCTTTTAATAGAGACGTTGTAATAGCCTTATTTTTTATACCGCCTAAACTAGCAATAAATGATTTACGTTCTTTCGATTCTATACTTAGTGGACTACCGCCTCTATACTTAGGAGCATCCGCACTAACATCTGCTTTAAATGTAGAAGTTAATTCTTTAGATGCAATCGGGTCACGACCAAAGTCATCTTTATGTTTACCCATTGTACCAGATTCTTTAGGACGTCCTGGACCTGCTACATTTTCTTTTGTTCTTGGGTCATATAATTTATTGGCAATATGCATCGATGCAATATCATGCGGAGTACCAAAACTCATATTTGTTTTAGCTGGGTCATTACCTTCCGATTTAATTTGTTCTATTCTGAACGCTGTTTTAGCGTCTTCGATGATTAATGTTTCTTCTTGTTTCCATTCATCAGTTGTCAATCCAAAGATAGATTCGTAAACATGTTTTCTACTAAACAATGTACTATCTATCATATCCTTAGCCAACGCCATTTTAGTTGTTAATAAATCTACCTTTTGTTTTTCGTAAATTATACTAGGCGATGTTAATTGAATTTCAAAATTAATTAAATCTTCGTCTTTAAAACCTTGTGCATATAAATGTACAATAGCCATCTTTGTTAATTCGGCTGTAATTATACGTTGTACACGTTCAATCGTTCTAGCGAAACGAATATCTTCAGCAGCTAATGTTGACTTACCTTCAACACCTTCGTCATATCCTAAGAAAGCTTTAGGTATTTTTAAAGCTGCCATCATCTTATTACGTAAGTATTCGATATCTTCTATTTGTCCTTCATTACCTAATCCAGGTAAGTTTTCAATAGTAGTACCACTATCTCCACCACGTACAGGTAAATAGAAATCTTCTAACATGTTTTGCATGTTATATTCTAAATTATATTCTCCAGTTGCTTGGTCAACAAATGGAACCTTTTTCATTTTAGAAATAATATTTTGTATGTGTTGGTCTACTTCGTGTGGAGGAATATTACCTACGTCAATTTTAAAAATACGACGTTCCGGAGCACGCATGATACGTTGAATTAACATCGCATCTTCCATTAATACTAACTGCTTAAATATTTTACGAGCAGCTTCTATCATACTTCTACCGTACGGTAAAAAGTTAGTATCTGATAATAAACGGAAATGTGCTATTTCATATGCTTCGAAAGTTTGTTTTGTAGAATTAGCATATGTTTTATGTGAACCTTCATATACGAATCTTGTTGCATATGGATTATTAGGGTCAAATCCTTCTTCACGTCTAATTTCATATGCTGACATCGGAGTTACATTTACGATACCGATATTTTCTTCTATATCTAAATGTAAATAAAAATCTCCATACTTAGCTAAATTACGTGTCCAAGGCCATAAATTATAATCTACATTTAAAATATCATAAAATAAGTTATAAAGAATTTTTTTAATTTGGTCATTTTCTGACTTAATAACTAATAATTCTCCACTTTCTGCTTTTACCGTAACTTCATCCGCATAAATATCTAATGCCGATGATAGTATCGCATCTAAATCCATTGCTTCATAATCAGCGTAAAGTTGTAATTTACTTGAATGGAAATTATATGCTGCGTTATAGGTATTTGTACCAAAGCTTCTATAAGTATGCACACCAGCGAAACGGTCAACATAACGCGTTTGATTTACGTTACCTGTTGATTGCAATCTGCTAGTGTCAACTACCTTAAGACGGTCTTTACCAATTCTTCGTACGAATACTTGATTGGAAAATAATCGTTTTAATCTTGACTGTAATGATGTATCTGCCATATGCCTTTATATATAATTATTAGAAAAGCCAATTCAGGTCTTCTGTTTTACCATTTTGCAAACGCATTTGTCTTTGTTGCGCTGCAACCGGATTTGCTGTTCGTGTATTATACACGTTTTGATTTTTATTTATATGTCCTAAAGCACGTTTAGTTAAGTCAATACCTTGTTGTCTTAATTTAAGTGCTGTATCCCTTACCCATAGTCCAATTGCAAATGACATAACTAAGTCATCGTTATAGCCATGCTGCGCCTCTGCCCTTGAACCATTCCAAATAAATACTTTAAGTTCTTCTACGAGCCTTATACTATGTATTACTGGGGATTTTTCTCTAAAGTATGTTTCCAATTTAGAAATTAATAATGGTCTAGTTTTCATATTGGTTGAAAAACCTGGAACCATTTGACTTTTATCTTTTAAGTCATAGTTTCTACGTAAATGAATATTATCATCTAAATAACCATCTTGTTTATAACTATAATATAAATTAGCATAACCTCTATCAATAATTACTTGTATAGCGGCCCAACCTATATTTGCATTTTCTACTACTAGCAATGCATTGTTATATTCTGTAGCTATGTTCATTAACATGTTACCGTATTCGGTAGTACCTATTTTACCTTTATATTCAGCAACTTGTTTTAATGATTCTAATTCTATAACATGAAATGCTGAAAAGTCACTACCATCTCCACGCGCAACGTCCGCAACTAGTACATATGACTTACTATAATTTGGATAGTCCCAAATCCATAAATCTCCACCCGGTCCTCTTTTTTCAAGTGGCGGGTTATTATCTACATACGTTTGTTTGTACCATTCAATTAATGGACCATCAATTACTGTATGACCTGAGGTAATAAAGTCGCAATCACATTCCT